AACGGAAATTTTTCAGGTATATGCTGACTTAGCTTTAGCAGATGTCACAAAGACAGAGGGTTACGGTAAAAATGGAACTTTCAGCGAAAAGATAACTTTTGATGTAATCACAAAGTGGTATACTTACGAAAATTTAACTTTTGACAAAATACAAAATGGTAAAGTTATTGCTGGTAAGTCTAAAATTTATGGTGGAACAGCACCAGGAAGCTATAAATATGTCAAAGGAGTTTCTTACACTTATTATGGAGAAACAGATATAGACCGTTTAAGTCGTTGGGATATAAAAGACGAAATATTTAGTTTTAAGGGGATATTATATCCAAAACTTCCTAAAACACCTACTGGAGTTAGGTTTTTAGATGATATTGGAAATGAATATACTGCAATTGTATTTAAGACGGAACAGGCCCAGGATTACATTTTAATCAATACAGATGTAAATGATGAAATTTACCAAGGTTGGAACGGAACGACTTCATTAAATTTATTCCCTGTAATGGACTTTGAGCGATACAGAACACGTATAATCGAACACGGTCAAATGGAGTTAATCAACCTTACTAAGGCAGAGTTTAAAATCAAGAGAAAGGCGGACTTCGTTTAATGTTAGAAGCTAATGTTTATGATAACTTTAACCCTAATTATTATAATATATCTGATTTTACTCTTCCTAACGGTAAAAAAGACAAAAGAGGGCTACCAATACCTAAAGCAAGGTGTCAAGTAATTAACTATGAACTGTGGGAAACAGGTTATCTTTACACTTCGTCAGCTACATTGACCGTTTCGGTAGAAGTTGGCGATATTGTTCAAATTCTTTTTCCTGAAGTTGTTCCAATCGAGGAAGCTCTAGGTCAAAAGAAAAAGCTGAACTTAGATATGGTTTATCTTGTAACAAGTGTAGATGAAAGCAACAAAGCTACATTAAAGAACTATTTTTGGGCAATGATTGAAAGTCTTGATGTTCCGAATGCAATAACTAAAACGACAAACTCCGCTATCATTGATTATCTAATTGACCCTAATAAAAATAATTTAATGAGTTATGGTTATTTCTTTAATTCAAGTATTTTCGCCGGAAAGGCTACAATTAACCGAAAAGCGGAAACTTCATCAGCTCATGACGTAGCTAAAAGGATATTTTCTAAGGTTCAATTTCAACCGACAACAACTATTCAACATGCTTCTTCTGAAATAGACCCTAGAAACTTATTATTCATTAACTTCGCTTCTAGGAGTTGGAATAGAAACAGAATAACGACAAGGGTAGATATTAAACAAAGTGTAGCAATGGACACGGAAACAATAGTAGAACGTTCAGCTTATAATTTTGCAGTCGTGTTCGTTAAAAGTTCAAATGCAGATGACTACGCAGACCCTCCTAAAATGTATACAGCCAAAAATAACGGCGATGTCATTGATTATAGCACTTATCATGGAGACGGAACAGACTTGCCAGATGTAAGGACAGTTAAAACATTATTTTATGATAGAGATGACCACGGAAATCCTCCTGATATGTCAACTATTAAGGCTGAAATTTCTCCCTCCACGATCGTCACAAGATTAATCTTTAATCAAAATGAGCTCTTGCCTTTGTATGTTAATGACTTAGTTGATATTTGGTACGAGGGTAAACTATATTCAGGATATATAGCAGACAGAGTTAAAACCGAGTTCAATGATAGACTTATTTTTGTAGAAAGTGGAGACAAGCCAAATGTTATATGAGTATGTAGCTACTTATGGCGACAAATATAGAATAGATAGCTTCACAGGGTACAGAGAGCTTCGTAAAGACCACTTAGAACTTTTGTCAGGTAAAGTGTACTACAATAGCAAAAACACGCTTAGAATCGAAACTACGCTATTGTACGAGGTCGGTCAATTTGTATCAATTGGGGGCTATCCGTATGGTGGTAGAAAATTTAGATTATTAGAGCTATCAATTACTGATAACCCAGTTTTAGATAAAGCGAAGATAATTTCAAGAAAGGTTAAAAATGACAATTAAAAACTTTACATTCTTTAGTCCAAACGGTACAGAGTTTCCAGTCGGTTCTAATAATGACGCAAAGTTATATATGATGTTGACTGGAATGGACTATGGAACAATCAGACGCAAAGACTGGTTAAACCCAATAAATACAGCTCTTAACATTCAATATGTAAACACATCAATCATTGCAGGTGGGAGGTATTTTGAACTATTGAATGAAACTGTTGCCTTAAAAGGAAATTCAGTTAATTACATTCATGCAAATATTGACTTAACTAAAACCGATAATCCTGTTAGTTTGTCAGCCGAAACAGCAAATAATAGTAATCATGTTGATATTAACAACGGTTCTGGTGTTTTGAAAGTTTGTTTTGACATTGTTACGACTTCAGGAACTGGTGTAACAAGCATTGAACCAATTGCTCAGACTAGTATTTTTGATAGTGTCAATAGCAACAATATTTCTGCAAACGATATATCACTTAAAGGCTCACTCAATGTTCCAACTCAAAAGTGGACGGTTCAGACTACAAATGGTTTGATATTGCATTTTACTAAAAAGAACAATGATTTAGTAATTGTCCAATTCTCCGGAGAGGTAACACTTACAGCAAGTGGCAAAATTATGGGGGGAACATGGGTAGATTTTCCGTACCGCCCTTCTTCTATTCAAAGTCTTGTTGGTCATCTTGCTGGGTCAGGTAACAGTTTCCATGTTGACATAAACCCAGATGGTAGTATTACTTGGTGGGGTCCATACGTTGGTTATGACGCTGTGACACCACGTGGTAACGCAAGTTACTTTATAAAATAACAAAATAGAAAGCAAAATAAAATGGTAACTAGAATGATTTTAATAACTATCTTGATTTTGGCGATTCTTTTCGCTACGTGGGTAAAAGATGGAGAAGCGATGAACCCACCTTTCAAACGTAGACTTGCGATTGATTTGACGGTAATATTTTCCCTGTGGATTTTATATGCAGTCTTCTACTTTACACAAACACCCTCAACTTCTGATATCGCTAAAACAGTGATTAACGTAGCTTTGTTATACTTTGTAGGACAGTTTATTTATTTAATCGCAAAAATCAGTCCTATGTTTGACGGTTTGATTAAACTTATTAAAAAGAATGGCGTAAGTATTCCCGAAGTTGAAGAAGAACAAACGGAGGATAAAAAAGAATGAATATAACTAATGCTGGTGTACGTGGGTATAATCCTACTGGGGTTGTAATTCACAATGACGCTGGTTCAAACGGTGCTAACGCTGGCTTCTACAATAACTGGTTACCTAATCATAATCCTGAAAATGGCTTTGCTCATGTTTATATTGGAAATGACGGAAGATTGCAGGCTTCTGACTTCTCTAACATGGCATGGCATTGTGCTAACTCATACGGTAATGCAAATTATGCAAGTTGGGAGGTATGCCAGTCAGAGGGAGATTTAACCCAGTTCTTAAGAAATGAGCAAGCGGTACTAGATGACGTTGCTAAGTACATGAAACAATGGGGACTAACTCCTAATCATGATACTGTGAAGCTACATCAAGAATTATCATCTACTTCATGCCCTAGACGCTCCGTAGAGGCACACGGTGGCACGGTAGAAAGCTGTCGCTCATACTTTATCGCAGAACTAAATAAACGCCTTACAGGACAAACTGGAGGCAATAACAACAACACAACAGAAAGCGGAGAAATTGAAATGTTTCTAATTAATTGTAAAGACACTAAAAATTGGTATGTATGCAATGGAGTATCAGCACGACATATTAAAACAACTCGTATGCTTGGCGGTTTCCAAGGTAAGTTTGGAGCAATCAAGTTACCAGAAACAGTTATGTATCAAGCAGAATTTGAAGCAGAGTATGGAAAAGTAGATTAATAAAAAAAAGACAGCTTTATAGCTGTTTTTTCTTTTGTAATTGAAGATATCCTACTTTCTATTTTTTAATTTACTATTTTACCAAGTGGCCCATGCAGTTCCGCCTGAACCTTGATATATGCTTACAGCTTTATCTAGATATTCTTGAGGGCTAAGTTGTGATACTTGACCATGTACGCTTTGGTTAATCTGTAATAGTCCCCAGCACCCAATAGGGTTTTCAACATAAGGGTTACCGCTAGATTCCTTGTAAATAACATCAAGCCATTTACTAGCTCCTACTCCTGTCTTACTCGCTATGTAATTCGCTGCTATTTCAGGACTTACGCTAGACCAATCCGTTCCAATGTTGCCATTAGTTGCTGTATTTGGCACAACTTCTTGTTCTCTTTCGATTCTGTCAGCTTCGGAACGTTGTTCTTCAAGTGCTTTCTCCTTAGATTGCCTTATATGCTCATATTTTGCTTTCTCTTGCGTTTTAAACTCTTGTTCATATAATTGTGCCACAATATCATTAAAGCCCTTATCCGCCCTTTTATGAGCTTTTTGAATCAGCGCTATACTTCTAGTTGTGTCATCTGTTAAAATAAAAATAATTACTCTCCTTTTTGTGCTTCAATTGCTTACCTGATTAACAGCTTCAATAATATTATTGCCAGCATTTATTAGAATTTCATCACTTACAGTTACATTCTTTCTTGAAAATAGTTCGTTCTCAATCTTCATAAAGTGCATTGCTTTAGCTAAAAATTGAGCTGATGACTCATAATATAATGTTTCTAGTTCATCATCTGAAAGCTGTGTCAAATCATCATTAGCAAAAGTTGTTAGTTTTCGCTTAATCTCTTTACCGTTGTCATCTTCTTCTACAAAAAAATGTTTTACCATTTTGCTACTTCCTTACCTTTTAGTTTATAACCTTTTTTCACGGCTCGTCTTACGCATGCTTCGCTTACACCTAAATGTAGAGCTAGTTTGGTATAACTATCGAAAACGCGCCCTTCATATATCACTTTAATTTCTCTAGACTTAGATCCGATATTACCTATTTTTTCTATAGCTCTTCTTACATTCTCTTTCTGTGTAACATACTCCAAGTTTTCTAATCTATTATCTTTTTTATCCATATTTAAATGGTCTACGACTCTTCCGTTTGGTTCTCCGAGAAAGCATTTTGCAACAATTAAATGAACATATTCAGGCTTACAGTTAATAGACGTAGCTTCATATCCCCTACTATTTGATTTACTTTTTATTTTTAAACCATTTTTAGTTATTTTGTATATATCGCCATTTTTAGAGACCATATATTTTTCTTTATATATCTTCATCTATTCATTCCTCTAATTTCAAATTTTTCAATAATGACCCGTTTAGAACCAAGTTCAAAGCTGACTAGATAAATATTTAAATAGTCTTTATTGTTCAAGTCGTTGGCAATCTTTCGTGCTGTTTGCTGTGGATATTTTGACCTATTTATTTTACTTGTATAATTGTGTAATATCATCTCATTGCCTCCCTTTGCATTCTACGCTTCAATCGTTGCTTATATAGATATTCTTTGCTTGGCTTTAAGCTATATAATAACTCATCTAGTAAGTCCATGGCTTCTCCGTCTGTTCCTGAATTATTCATCTTTTTAAGTGTAAGCTCGTGCATTTCATCATCATTAAAAAACATAGTGAGATAAGGGAATGCTACGGTATTCGGTAGGCTCAAGCGTGATTTAGTTATTCTTAGGTTAGGGTATTTACCTGTTTCAGCTTTAACTTTTAACTCAAATTGATTTATTGCGATACCTTGTTTTTTAAGTACGCTAGTAATTCTTTCATATACTTCTTCATTTGTCATTATGCTATAACCTCAATTATTTCTGTATGTTTTTTAACTTCATATCTTTGTTCTTCTGGCAATGATTCATACCATTTTAAAGCCTCTTTCTTATCATAAAACTTACGTGATTTAATTTCTTTTTCCAATATCCAAGATACTGTGTAGTATGTAAATTCATCTTTCATTATCCAATTACTCCTGTCTTGATGTTTAGTCTTTGCTGGCTTGATAAGTGATACAAGTTACACCATTTGCAGTAATAAGCTCTAACTGGTATCTTATCATCTTTATTTTTCTTGTTCTTCTTAGCATGCTGGGCATTCACTATTGAATACAAAGCGCCCATTTTTGTGTATTTGCGTTTTTTACACATATTATTCACTAGCTTTCTTGATCATTGCTTGCTTATAAGCCATAATCGTTCCGTCAAACATAGCACTTTGGATTTCTCCTTGTTTAATAAACCCTTTTTGTTCTAATTGAATTACTTGTTTTGTTAATCCTTTTAATGTAAATGCTGTTGCTACTTTAATTTTGTCCTTAGGTTTTCTGTTAAATAATTTCATTTATTTTTTCACCAAAACTTTCTATTTTCATGTCTTCGTAATTAATTATCAAAAACATTCCATTCATTTATCGTAAATAATTCAAAGCCTTTTAGCTTACTTTGTTTTTCAATTTCCACTTGATTTCTATCTAGGTCTGTCAGCAGTTCAATTACAGGCATACCGTTGTCAAGCCACCTGATGACTGTATTAGCTTTAAGTCCGAAATACTTAGCACATTGAGCCTTACAACTAAAGTGTAGTTCTTCTTCCGTCATAGGGTTATAAGCTACTACCTTTATAGCTTTTTGCATTTCCGTTATTTAACCTCCTTTTCTATAAGACTATAATATCAAAAAAAGTTCACACTGTCAAACATTAACTATTTTTGATTATTTTATTCCTTCCCAGCGTTCAAAATCATCAGCTAGTTCTTGTATAAAGCCCATAATATCGTCAGTAGTGTACTCTGTAAGCTCATTCTCGTTACTTAAGTTAGCAAGTTCTTTGGCATAGTCTAAGGCTTTTTTATAGTCCTTGTCGTAGCTTTCACCATCTTTCTTGCCAGCTCTCACTAGATACTTCAATACCTGCATTGTATACCAGCCAACAAGCTCTTTGTAGTTAAAATTATGTTTCAAGTATTCGTTAAGTTCCACACCGTATTCGTTGGCATAGTGCCGATTTTCTTTTAAGTTCATTAGATGTTACCTCCAAGCCATGTAATAAGCAACGTTGCGATTATACCTATCCAAGTGATAGCGATAAGTGTAAAGCCGACACCTGCAACCATCATTAAAGTTTTTACTGTATCTTTCATTTTGTCCTCCTCTATTTATAACTCTATTCTATCAAATTACTTTTACTTTGTCAAACATTAACTGTTCTTTGTCTTTCTAGTTTGATAAAATTTATTCCATTTTTCTATAAGTTCCAGCAACTTAGGTTCATCATATTCGGTAAATAGTTCAACCTGTGATGTAAACCAGCAGTGCAAACAGCGATCGCAACTATAACAGACGTTTGTATATCCTCTGCAATCTTTGCAAACTCCTAAACCGTCACTCGTTGGAATATCGAAGCAATGGCAATATTTTTTGTCGTTAAAGTATTTACTCATCTATTTACTTCCTTTCGTTTTAATCAGGTCAACTAATGCAAAAAAAGCATATAGTCCAATTCCGACTAGTGCTATTATAACAAAAAAACTCTAAGCTGTCAAGCCTAAAGTCATTTTCAATTTTAATCTT